CCTCCACCACCCTGGAGATCACTCAGGCCAAATCCTTCAACTTCCGGATCGAGGACGTCGACAAGGCGCAGATGAACGTGAAGCTGATGGAGAGCGCCACCAGAGACGCGGCCTATCGGCTCGCCGAGGTCGCCGACGAGTACATCGCAGGGATCATGGCCGCTCAGGCCGGCTCTGCTGTGGGGGCTGACGGGTCCGACAAGATCTTCGACGGAACGACCGACCTGGTGTCCGAGGAGCTCCTGGAGGTCAAACAGAAGCTCGATGAGGCCAATGTCCCCTTTGAGGGCCGATGGATCATCATCCCGCCCTGGGTGACGAAGTGGCTTCTCCAGGAGGACGCCGTGAATCTCCCCATGTGGTCTGCTGTGGAGGGAGTGATGAAGAACGGTCAGATAGGCCGCCTTTACGGCTTCGACATCCTCCAGTCCAACAACGTACCGAACACGGCGGGCGACCACTACAAGGTCCTGGCTGGTGTCAGCAGGGCGACGACCTTCGCCGACTCTGTGAACGAGACCGAGGCTTACAGGCCTGACAAGTTCTTCGCCGACGCCCTCCGGGGCCTTCACTGCTACGGCGCGAAGGTCATCGATCCTGAATGTCTCTGCGTTCTGACTTGTGCTCCGAGCTGAGGTGGTGAAAAATGGCAACCAGATCCGAAATTACCGTAAACGAGCTTAACGGCGCATGGGCCGACAGAGCGGCACCCGACGCGATCGACAAGTCCAACCATCACTACATCGCCGCCGGGGCCAACTTCAAGAGGCTGCTGATCCTCGTCCACATCTCGGCGGGAACGGGAACCGGCGGCGCGGTGACTCTGAAGGCCGGAACCGCTCACCCTGCCTTTAGGCGAGGTCTCGGCGACCTTGTGAGAGGCGACGACGTGGTCGCCAACGATGAGTTCTGTATCGGACCCATTGAGACGGCTCGATACCTCCAGGCAGACGGAACGATCCACATCGACATAACCGACACGACCGGGACGAACATCGCCGGGACGATCGAGGCCTACGCTCTGCCTTGAAACATCACGCTGGTCAGCGTTAGCCATAGGGGGAAGCCTCAAAGGGCTCGCACCTAGGCCCATTCCATGGGCTTCCCCCACAAAACCACGAAGGGTACGATTCTATGACTGAATATGTCACTTCTGAAGAGATGGACGCCTACGCGGCCGACAGACCCGACTCATCGGCCTGGACCGGCGCCTCTGAGGCGGATCAAGAGGACGCCCTGAAATACTCCTCCTCCCTTGTGGACTCTCTTCTATTCGTGGGCCGGAAGTACGACACCGATCAGGCTCTCCAGTGGCCGAGACTGGTTAAGGTCCGGGGCGTCTGGAGGGTGGAGAGGGACGACGAAGGCGACGTCTGCATCCCTCAAGCGATCAAAGATGCAGTCTGCGAGGAGATCCTGGCGAGACTATCCCCCACAGATGGGAAGAGACACGCCCTCCAGGCCGACGGGGTCAAGTCCTTCAGGCTAGGCGACCTCTCCGAGACCTACGGCGACGATCTACGGGGAGGCGGGATCAAGGGGACCCCGCTCATATCCTGGACGGCTTACAGGCTGCTGGAGCCCTATCTGGCGAAGGGGGCGCGAGCGGGATGAGCCTGATCTCCGGCTACCTCAACCAGACCGCCAGATATTACGCTTCGGGCGAGTTCTACAACGGACCAGCTCTCGCAACCCTCCCCCTGGCCGTGATCGATCTCGGCGTGGATTTTCTAGTCAAGGTTGTGCGAAGCTGGAACTCCGGGGATAGATACGCCGATCTGGTGGGGACCCGCGACGGTAGCCCTGTGAGTGAGCGCCTATCCTTCTCCGGGATGTACGGGACTCTTGAAAAAATAAGCTCTAAATGGTTTGACACCCTGACGGCCGTCACCACGAATATGGGAGGGGACGCCGAGCAATACCTCCGAGTTGTGGGGGTCGACGGCGACGAGAACGAGCTGGGAGCATGGGTCGACTTCCCATGTAGATGGGAAGATAAGACGTCTCATTACCTGAAGGTAACCGACGATCACCACAGCCAGCTTATAGCCCTATCTGATGCGAAGGTGTTTTGCGAGATCCCTCTCGCCGATGGTCATCTCGTCCGGCGTGTCGTCGGTGGGGTCCCCGGAACCATTTATGAGGTTAAAAAGGTCCGACCTGCTGAAGGCCTCGAAGGGAACGAAGAGTATCGTCTATTGCTCCTGGGCGGCGTGGGGGAGTGAGTGACTCGCCAGACCCGGAAGATCGGGGACAAGTGGGCGAGGACGATCTCCGAGGCCTTCCTGAAGTGGCAGAGGGAGGTAGAGATCGACGGCCGAAAGAACATCCCGGCGACGACCTTCGACCCCTCTCCTTTCATCGAGGCCGCATTTTACGAGGGCGGCGAGGCTCAGCTCGAAGAGATCGGGAAGCTTGTGGGGATAGGCGTCAAATTCGATCTACGAAACCCTGAGACAGCGGCCTGGATCATGAAATATGGAGCGGCTGAGGTTAAGTACATCGACGAGACGGCGAAGGCTACTATCAGAGATATCGTCCTCCGGGGCCAGACTGAGGGCCTAACCCCCACAGCTCAGGCGAAGCTGATCAAAGACCATATCGGACTCCTCCCCCGCCAGCTCCGAGCCCTGGAGACCTTCGAGGAGGGGCTTGTGGGGATGAATGAAGCCGCGAAAGCGAAGGCGGTCGAGAAGTACCGCAATAGACTTCTGAGACAGAGAGCGATGACCATATCGCTTACGGAAGGTCACAGGGCGGCCAACGAAGGATATCGAGCGGCCAACAGGGACGCGGTGAAGAGGGGCATCCTCGACCCCGACGAATGGGAGAGAGCATGGCTCGGAACCCACGATGGCCGGATGTGCTCCATCTGCGAGGGGCTTGTGGATGCGAGGGCGGATCTCCCCGACGGTCAGTTTGATAGAGGGGGAGGAGGCGGGCCAATTAAGCACCCGAAATGCCGTTGCTGCGAGATCCTGGTCCGGAAGGTCGCATAACTGGTCATCAACACCGCAACAATTCTATTCTCACCATTTTATAAGCACCGTTTCGACCTGTAAAACCTCCTCTTTGTGGGTGAAATCAGCATCCATCGGGCTGTCTTATGTAAGCTGTCTTATGTAAGGAATCTATATATACCATCCCTTACATAAGACAACCCATGGACGCGGTTAAGGACCCCACAACGGGGAGGTTGTACAAACAAGAGATCTCCCTCTGTGGGAAGGAGCGGTGCAAGAAGTGCGAGCGAGGTGATGGACACGGCCCCTATTGGTATGCCTACTGGTGGGAGGGGGGGAAGACCCGGAAAAAGTACATCGGGAAGACCCTTCCGGCGAGCCTTACACAAGACAACTTACAAAAGACAGAAGTCCTTACACAAGACAGCGAAGAGTCTTATGTAAGACCCTTACCTAAGACAGATACCTTACATAAGACAACGGGCCTTACACAAGACAAAGCCTTACCTAAGACAGCAGGGAAAGGGGCCTTACCTAAGACAGCAGGGAAAGGGGCCTTACCTAAGACAGCAGGGAAAGGGGCCTTACCTAAGACAGACGAGGGGGTCGTCGAGAGAGCCCTGGAGGTGATCCGGGACTTCCACAGCAGAGGGGTGGAGCCGAGCGTCTCCCAAGTCGCCGAGGTTGTGGGGGGCCATCCTAAGCATTTGGGCCGGTGGCTGAAGGCCGAGGGGCTGGAGGCTCTGAACGTCCGGCGGGGCGGGACGAGGGCGAGGAGGTACACCTTCGACCTGAAGGAGCGAATCGAGGAGCTTCTAAAATAGATGAGAGGCCGAAACGCTTTTCGCCTGTTAGAACTGTCTATCTTCATGGAGGAGAGACCGAGATGCGATTGAACATGATTTTAGCGGCGCTGGTGGTGCTGGCGGCGCTGGCAATGCCGGCGGCAGCGGACAGAGTGGACGATCTCATTTGGGATATGTTGTATGATGCGAACCCGGAAACTCGGGCGGAAGCCGCCGTCTCTCTCGGGAGAATCAGCGACGATAGAGTGTTCGATCCTCTCGTCGAGGCATCTTACGATGAGAACGTGCTGGTCAGAGCAGCAGTTGCGCAGGCGTTCGGTCGGATAGGAGACACTAGGGCAGTACCTCACCTTATCAGAATGGCCGACGATTATAGTCTTGTAAATCTACAGCCCGTAGTGCATAAGCAGGCCGTCTATGCCCTTGGTGTAATTGGCGATCCCAGAGCAGTAAACACTCTCACCAGGATTTACGATGAGGGACATTCAAAAGACGTCGCTTGGGCTCTAGGGAAGATCGGCGATCCGAGAGCTGTAGATCCTCTGATCGGTGGACTCAGTGACAAAGACTATTTCGTCCGACAAAGTGCCGCCACTGCGCTAGGCGAGATCGGAGACCCCAGGGCGATAGGCCCCCTCACGAAAGCACTTGATGACCATTGGGTCAGAGACTCCGCAACGGAAGCCCTCAGAAAGATTAACGAATCTGTAGCCAATCCTCCCCCCAGGAACGAAGATGTCCAAGTGGTTACCGACAAGACTCTCGATAAAATCGATACAACCGAACCACAGACGCTTCCCGAGGAAACTCCTATTTCCACTGAGGAAAGCCCTCTTCCAGCAGCAATAGGCGCCATGTCCATAATGGCAACCGTTCTCTTCATGAAGTATAGGAGAAATTTATGATAAGAGCGTTACAGCAAAGACTATATATCGTGTAACAGGCTAATATGGGCGTGCAGAAATGCATCCGAGGGTCGATTCATCCGTTAAGCAACACGGGAGAAGTGAACAGCGCCCGAGTTTCCACCAAAATAGCCACGATGTAGCTCTGTCGTCGTTCGCGAATCCCCCCCCCGGATAATGGACCGCTCGCTTATGTTGCCGCGTAAGTCGAGCGGTTACAGTACCTTTTTAAGAGTCAATTGTTTTAATTGAAAAAGAAAAATCCTACCAGACACGCTGGTGCAACTCCCAGCGGCCTGGCAGGTTCACGCTCATTGTGACTCTAGAACAACCAGCGTCCTATCACGGTCAGCAACAGCGCTAGGAGGCCGTTAACTATAGCCACGATGTAAATGGCTTCTCCAATTTCCACCAAATTTATCACTCCTAACCGCGCCGCGACCTCTGTCACTGAAGTTACTCTGCCTGGTTGCCGCCAGACAGAGTAATCTCTCCATCACAGGT